AATGAATTACCTAAACAAGTATTATTAGCAACAAAAGATGCGATTTTAAGTCACGGAACAGGTCGTGGTGCTGATATTACTAGACAATTTGAATTAGAAAATGTTAGAGAACGATTAAGGTCTTTATTAATATAATATAATTTATAGTATTTTATTTAACAGCTATTTAACAAATAATATTAAAAATGCTAAAGGCATTTTTAATATTATTTATTGTATTTTATATAATTAATTCATTAACACCATAGGTTGTTAATGAATTCATATATGTAAATAAATAAAAACGCCAAAGGCGTCTTTATTTATTGTATTTTATATAATCGCTTGTCCATTTTGTAATATCTTCACTATCACTAGTTATTAAAAATCCTTTAAATACAGCATCTACTAATGCTTCTGATATTATTTCATATGGATGTTCATATTGTGCGAATTTATTTTTAAATGGTATAAAATTAGTTCGTGTCCAATATTTACTTTGTATATTATAAACAAATCCAATTCTCTCTAATTTTCTTTTTTCATTTCCTTTAAATTCTTTTACATTTAAAATATAAAAATATAAATTATCTTTATATTTATAAAACCAAACTCCGTGTTCATATGTATCAGGATTTTGTATCCAATTTTTTACTACTTCATTCTTATAAATAAATGGAGGAAATTTAGTATCATAATATATATATCCTAATTTATCACTTAATAATGTAAATATATTCATTTTATTTGCTTTACCTTCCATTCTTTGTGTTATATGTATTCTCTCGTGAAATAATATTTGTGCCATACGATGATAATTATTTAAACGATAATTTTTAAAAATCATTGAATATGGTATAAATATATAATTTTCTAATGTGAATGGTAATCCAAATTCTAATTGATCTGATGTTAATACAATTTTAATTCTTGTTTGTATTCTACTTCTCCAAAATGTTAATAGAGTATTATTTTCAACTTTGTCATAAATATATTCTTGACATCTTAATATAAATTGTTTTAAATCTTCATTCCAATCAAATATATGATTTTGAATAATTTGATAAAAAATATCTATTGTATAAAAATCTCTTAAATTTGGATCATTTAAATGTAAATATCTTTCATAACTTGTTAATTTATCATAAAAATTCATACATTCTAATGGAAATCCATATCTACTATCATAAAATTCATATTCCATATTAAAACAGATAATATATAATATATTATATTAATTTAATATGAAACATTTATTTCCTACATTTCCAATATATTGTGTTGAACAATATACTCGTAATAAAGAAATTTTAAATGTTAAAGGTCAAAAATCTATTATTGAAACTACTAATCAACAATGTTCCAATTTTCGCTATTCGATTTATTTAGAAAATTGTTTATTTAAAACACCTAAAGGTGATAATGTTCCAAGTTTTGAATTAAATTATATTATTGGTAAAATAATTTCAATACAAGGTTTTTTTATTGAAAATGAATATAAAAATTGTTTTCAAAAATATGGTGTTATCACTGATATATCATTTAATGGATTTGGTTATTGTATTTTAGATATTATCACTAATAAATTACTTTGTAATAATACTGAACCAATTTATGAATATCTAACTTATTATCCAAATTCAAGTATTGGATTTATGAATTATTTTAATGAAATTACATATGAAAATAAATTAGACACGATTGATAAATCAAATTATTATATTGATATTTCAAATCATTTAATTTTATATAACAATCAATATTTCAATAATAGTTTATTTATTATTTCTCCATATATATTATTAAATGAAAACAATTTAAATATAAAAAATATTGACAATTTCAACTATCAAATAGATTGTGATATAAATAATGAATTAGAACATATTTTACATTTCTATATTGAAAATATTAAAAGTAAAAATGATTTAACAATCACTTTTAAAATGAAAACATTAAATATTTATAAAAAAGATTTACAAAAAGTTGGAACAATTATTGAATTAATTAGTCATAAAACTAATAATACATTTTCTATTATAATACAAAGTGAATTACCTCTTATAGATGATATTGAATTATACACTGAATTTACAAATTAATTACCAACCTTTTGGACGCTTTGATTTTAATTGAATTCTTTCTACTTCACTTGTATATTGTATATAAGGAATTGTAGCACTTAAAAAAGATAAAACGGCAATAAAAACCATTAGAAAATAAAAAATAGTAATCATTATATATATATATTGAAATAATACTTTTTTACATTACCTATATAATCAACATATTTAGCCAAATAGAAACCAATCATTGTATAAAATGTGTCACCTAATGAATTTGTAATAGAATCAGGATATGGTTTGCCACCAGGCCATATTTTAAAATAATGATTAATAAAATACATACCATATTCTGTGTTTTCAAATAATTCGAATATAGTATGTAAAATTAATGTGGTTAGAGCAGTAAATCCCCAAAAATACATTATAATTCCAGTAGCAAAATGTAATAAACTATATTGATCTGTAAAATATAAACCCATATAATTATATATAAAATTAATTATCCTCTTCAACTTTATCAACAATATCTTTATTCATTTGTTTCTTTACTCTTTTCTTTTTATTTGTTTTAGATTGTGTAACATTATATGTTTTTAAATCAACATTTACTTGTTCTTGTTTTTGACTACATTCTGCTTCTTGTTTCTTTTTTTCCAATTTTTGTCTTAATCGGTCTCTTGTATTTGCTTTATTTTGATTTCTTTTATATTCACTCACACCAGGTCCTTTCATTCCATTAATCATTTGGTCGACCATTTCTTTCATCGCAGGATTTTGTTTCATTAGATTATTAAGACATTCTTGTGCTTGTTCTTTCATTTGATTTTGATTAATTTGTCCACTATCTATTTTTTTTTGTAATTTTGTGCTAACTTTGTTCATTAAATTCATTACCATTTTTTGTCCATCTTCTTGCATAATTTTTTGTATCAATTCACTCGGTTCATTAATATTTTCTAATTCAGGTGGAATTTCTATTTCATTTGATAACTCTTTTGCTAAATCAACTATAAACTCAGGAAATTCTATATTTTCTAAATTTGGTTTATTTTCAGTATCAGTATTATTTTCTTCTGTTGATTTTTTTATTTTTTCTATATTTTCTTGTAAATTTGTAAAAAAATCAGGTGATAAATATTTTTTAATATCTTCTAAATTTGGTGGAACAAAATTATTTTCATCTTTATTAACTATATTAAAATACAAAGACATTTTATTAATAAAATCTTGATTAAATCTTTGTATCTTTTCATTTTCATTTAAATATTTTATAGTTTCTTCAGTAAAAAAATAATCTTTCCAATAAATATTTGAAAATGTATATTCAACACTTTGACAATAAAATTTTAAATCATTGTCAATCGATTTTTTAACATTTTTAGAACGATACACATTTTCCCAATTTTTCTTAACTTCATTTGAAGCAATTTCATTTGGAACTTCACTTGTAATAATTTGAATTAAATTTCGATAACTAACTCTTAATTTATCATAAGTTTTATTATTTTCTTTTGGAATATCTACTTTTTGAAAATTACTCATTTATAATCAAAATAAATTAATAATTTTAATTTAATTTAATTACATTACATTATTGCTTAAATTCTAGAAATTAACAAATAAAAAAATCTTTTAGATTTTTTTTATTTGTTAATTTAAAACTTTTATTTTAATATTTCGCCTATGGCGAAATATTAAATATATTAATTTAGAAATTAACAAATAAATAATTTACGCCAAAGGCGTAAATTATTTTATTTGTTAATTTAACAAAACATCAACAATTACGCCTACGGCGTAATTGTTGATTTTCGTTGAAGTGACAAATAAAAAAATCTTTTAGATTTTTTTTATTTGTTAATTTAAAACTTTTATTTTAATATTTCGCCATAGGCGAAATATTAAATATATTAATTTAGAAATTAACAAATAAATAATTTACGCCAAAGGCGTAAATTATTTTATTTGTTAATTTATAATCTTAATGAATTCAACAATTTATAAAAATGATCCATTTGAATTATGTAGAAGTTATGATTGCACACCTAAAGGCAATGATTTAATGTTAAAAAATGATGATTTACGAATTAAATCAGGAGTTTATTTATTAGATAATGCTTTAAATCATATGAAAAAAATTGTTAAAGATAATAAAACTTTACAATTAGATGAAACAAACCAACAAACTGAATATACCAATCAAACTGCCAATAATTTTTTACAATCCAATGTAGAAGGTTTTGAAGATATACAAAGTGACAAATTAAAATCAAAAATTAGTTTTGAAAGAGAAATACAATTACAACCTGATGTTATTCAACAACAACAAATGTATCCATATAAATTTCAAAGACAATTTTCACCAAATAATTTTATGACACCTCAAATGGAACAAAGTAGACAACAATCTAATTTAGGTGCTTTTAGAACATTTGCTCAACAACAAGGATATATCCCTGCCCAAGATAGAGATAGAAGAAGAATTTATCAAGCAAATCCTAAACCATCCGCTGAAAATCCTTTTTCAGTAGAACAAAGAGCACGATATCGTCCTGCTAGATTTCCAAATTTTTTAGATGAAGCACCTAATTACATTCAACCATCACAAATGATTAGACAAAGTCGAAGAGGAACTTTACAAAACCCTCCTTTGCCATCACAATGGAACCCATTAGCAGATGATAGTGCTATTTATAAAGGACAATTTAGAAATGATATTTTAAAAACAATTCAATATGACAGAACTAATGATGCTACATTTTTAAGAGATAAACAAATAAAAGGCAATTGGATATCTCCTGTTGCTGGTCAATTAAGTAATCTTGAATCTTCACCTACTGATTTAGCAAATTTAAGTATAAATCCAGTTTCACAAACTTTTAATCAAAAACAAAGACAAACCGCTCAAAAAATACAACAAAAATTATCAAGTGAAGCACCGAGATTTACATCTAGAAGAATGAATGCTACTCCTCCCAATACATCATTACCTGCTACTTCAATTGAAAACTTTGAAGAATTTCCTTCAAGTAATGCGTCATTAAATTCAAGTGGAGATATTTTATCTGTTGAAACTCGTTGTGAATACCAAAAAGCAAAAGTAATTCATAATAAAAATGGTAATCCTAATCTAGCATATCATAGTTATATGGATTTACCAGCAAGCACATTTGTTCCACCTAAAAAAGAAGATACTTGTTTACAAAAATTTGATGAATATGCCAAAGATAGTGATTTAATATTAAAAGATAGAAGTTTAAGAAGAAAAGCAGGAATGGATAATTTAAATCGTGAAATGTGTTTATTAGATTTTGAAAATGTTTATGCTCCACATATTCCATTTTAATATTTTCGTTAATAGTAACAAATAAAAATATATACGCTAGATATTTAAAATATACGCCTACGGCGTATATTTTAAATGTATATACGCTACTTTTAGTAGCGTCTAGATAATTATAGGCGTTTATTAAAAAAATATTAAAAAATTAATTATATACTTAATTAATGAATTTCAATAATAATTTCATTAATTCAAAAGACAATCAAAATAAAAATATTGATGATAAAATTTTTAGTGACCTTAAAAAATCAAAAAAAAATTTAAATGAACAAAATGATATAAATCAAAATGAAGAATGGGAAGATATTGATTCAGTTAGTGATATTGAAAGTGATATTGAAAATAATACTGATACTGATTTAGAAACTGAAAAATTAAATAAAAATAATTATAAAACAATTTCTAAAATTAAAAAAGTTGAAACAATTTCAATATTTGATTTATTGTGTGGCAGAAATTGGAATAATAAATCAAAAAAAAATACCAATAAATTAAAAGAAAATTGTTTTAATAATATTTTAAGTGAAGAAGAAGAATTATTTATTCAAAAATTAAATAAACCACAAGTGAAAGAATATGAAAAACAATATAATTTACTGAAAAAATTAGAAACGAGTAATGTTCCATTAAGATTTCAAATTTTAGATAGTAAAATGCCTGATTTTATTAAATCAAAAGTTCTAAATAAATATGATGAAATACAAGATATTCCACCAATTGGTGGTGAAAGAAATAAATGGAATCAATGGATTAATGGTATATTAAAAGTTCCCTTTGGTATTTATAAAGAGTATCCATTTGATGTTAATAATTCAGATGAAATTAGTTTATTTTTAGAAAAAGCAAAGAATACTTTAGATAATTCTGTATATGGTCATGATGAATGTAAAGAATTTATTATTCAAATGATTTCACAATTTATTAGTAATAAAAATTCTCAAGGAAATGTTATTGGTGTTCAAGGACCACCTGGCAATGGTAAAACATCTTTGATACGAGATGGTGTTTGTAAATCTCTTGATCGTCCTTTTAGTATGATTTCATTAGGAGGTTTATCTGATGGTAGTCATCTAGAAGGTCATAATTTCACATATGAAGGAAGTATGTGGGGACGTTTAATTCAAATATTAATGGATGCAAAATGTATGAATCCTGTTATTTACTTTGATGAATTAGACAAAGTTAGTAATACAAAACACGGAGAAGAAATAATTGGTATTTTAACACATTTAACTGATTTTTCACAAAATGATGAAATATATGATAAATATTTTAGTGGAATTCCATTTGATTTTAGTAAATGTATGTTTATATTTAGTTTTAATGATGAAAGTAAAATTAATGTTGTGTTAAAAGATCGTATTCATATAATTAAAACTGATAAAATAGAAAATGAAGGAAAATTAATAATCGCTAAAAATTATTTAATTAAAAAATTATTAAATAATGTTGGATTACATATAGATGATATAATTTTTACAAATGAAATTTTAACTGAGATATTAAACAATTTTACTTACAAAGAAGAAGGTGTGCGAGAATTTAAAAGAAAACTTGAAATGATAATATTAAAATTTAATTATTTACGATTAATTGACCCTTTCAATTATAAAATACCATATAAAATAGATAAACAATTTATCAATGATTGTCTAAACACATTAACTCATAAAAAAATTATTGAAAATATTTATCTCAATAATAATATATATATATAATGTCAATTGGTTATATTAATAATAGTGATTTGATTAAATATGGTGGTGATGTTAGAGATATGACTTTACAAAATTATAGAACTTCTCAATATGTTAGTCTTGCGAATGAAACTAAATTTGATACAAATATGCAAGCAATTCCTGAATTTCAAAACCATTTTTTTGTTAATCAAGATAAATTAAAAATTAAAACAACATTAGAAACTGAAATTCAATATAGTAATGATATGAAGAGTATAAACCCTGAAATAATAGGATTAGAAAGGTATAATGAAAATAACAAAATTAATTTAAAACGAATGGCGATTACATATTTGGATATGAATTATAAAAGATTTATTAACAGTGAAAACCAAAATGTTTTAACAAATATTAGAAATTTTTATCCAAATAATAATGCATTAGAAAATGTAAGAGGTTTATATGAACAACCTGCTCCTATACAAATTCCTGACGCTGATTTAGGAATTATGTATACAGAACAATGTTTGCCTTTGAACATTAAAATGTATTTTAATTTATCAGATAAAGTAGATGGACCTTTATTTGATAACTATTATAATTTACAAAATCAATTACAAGATATAGGATTATATTTTGATGAAATTATTGAACCTAATATAAATACTTTATTTTGTGAATTATGGAATTATAGAAATGATAAAACATATTTTTATCAACCAAACACTGAAAGTAAATTTTATAAAAGAAAACCTCACATATATTCATTAGATGGTTCTCCAATTAAATTTAAATCATATGATATGAAAAATAAAACTATAATAATGTCAAATAATTTAGGTATTAAATATAAAGTTTATACAAAACATTTTAGAGATACAAATATGTTTATTGTAAGTGTTTCATTAGAAAATATAACTGATTATATTGATAAGAGTTTTATTCATCAACAAGAAATAAGAAAAAATTATTTACAGACAATACATATGCAATATTATTATCGTCGTAATAATGAACAATTTAAAGATATTAACTTAAACGAAAATGTAACAGATTTTCAATTAGATAATGTATTAAATTTAACTAATATTTTTTATGATAATAAATATGATGAATTATATCGTAAAGTATTAAAAAATTTATTAAATAAATGTATTGATATATATGAATTAATAACTACAAATGGAGACAAATACAAAGTTTTAAATTTACAAGTTAAAAAATATCAACTTACAGAATTAAATATGCATAAACAATTTTATACAACAAGTGCTACTATCGTTTCAAATCCAGTTGCGGTTCGAACTTCAAGTTATAAAAAACTAGTTACATTAAATAATTATCCTTTGATGTTAAATGATGATGCTTCAACAACTATATTAGATTTATATTATTATGAATATGATTTAAGACGAGATATATTAAATAGAAATAATAATAATCATGAAGAAATTAATGAAGGAAATTATGCATTATGGAGAAGAGGTTGGTAGTAAAAAATATAAAAATTCTTTTAGATTATTTATATTTGTTAATTAACAAAACAACAACACAATAACGCCTTTGGCGTAATTAATTAAAATCTAGAAAATCAAATAAAAAAAAACTTTGTTTTTTTTTTATTTGTTAATTATATACTTTATATGTTTGAATTTTATTCTAAATTATCATTTATCGGCAAAGTTATTTTTTGGTTAGGTCTTTTAGTAATCTTCTGTAGTGTTTGTTCCCAATGTATTGTTTGTCAATATGTTCCAATTAAAATGGTAGTTGATACACCAAATTATATTACCGATCAAGTTGATAAATTTATGAAAACGAATAAAGGTGAAAGTTTTTTAAATACTGAATTAAAAAAAAAATCAAAAAAAAGAAGTAGAAATGAAGAAGAAAGTAATAATTTTAATAATTATCAACCTATTAATGAAACCAATACTTTAGAAGAATTTTTTGAGGATATTCGTCAAATAGATTATGATATACAACATTCAAAAAATAATATGTAAAAAAAATTATATATTATATATTATATGTTTAAATTTTGGAGTGAATTATCTTTAATTGGTAAAATTATTGTTTTATTAGCAATATTAGTCATTTGGTGTTCAATTGTTTCACAATGTGTTATTTGTGATTATATACCAATTCGTTTTGTTAAAAATGATGAATGGGATGAAAAAATCAAATCACTATATATATTTGGTCATAAAGAAAATTTTGCCAATCAAGAAAACTTTTTAAATGTAGAAAATCCTAAATTAATTTATTTTTCTAGTCCTCATTGTTCTTATTGTAATTCTTACAATCCTGTTTGGGAACAATTAATTATTAAATTAAAAGAAAATTATCCAAATGTAAATTTTGTTAAAGTAAACGCTGTTGAAAATAAACAAACAACTAATGAATATGGTGTTAAAGGATTTCCAACTATTATTTTTGAAACAAAAGATGGTCAAAAAATGACATTTGAAGGTGATAGAAATGCTATTGAAGAAATTAAATTATTTATTGATAGTAAAATAAATAATTAAATTATTCATATAAATATTTTATAATATAACGATTAAGAATTTGTTTCTTTTCAAATTTAACAATTTCTATTTTTTCTAATCCGAAATTATCAATATCATATTTATTACCTAATTCTTCTATATTTTCTTTAGTCCATTCAATAATTTTTTCTAATAATTCTTTTCTACTTAATTTTAATTCACTATTAATTAACAATTCTTTTTCAAAAGGTTTGTCGAAATAAATAATTGAACCGATTGGTATCGTAATCATTTCTTGTTCATTCATTAATAATTTCCATCGAATTCTAGTTAAAAAATCAACAATTTGAATAATAACACCTCCAAATTCTTGAAATTCAAATCTTATTTCACTTTTATTAATGTTTCCTTTATTAACATTGTTTGGCATTGTAAAATCATTATTTGGTGTTATTCCTAATAATTTTGGTAAATTAATAGTAAATATATTTACATTTTTATCTAATAAATTTATATCTTGTTCAGTATCAATACTTGATGAACTACTAGTATCTGATTCATATAATTTATCAGTTCCATAATCTCCAATTAAAAATTCTTTCCATTTTGGTGGATAATTATTTCCACGAACTTTTTTAATATTATATATTATATCTTGAATTCGTTTTTTATTTTTTGATAAATGTGCAGATTTTAATTGTATTTTTTCCCATATATTTAATGGAGTATTTGTAGTAATATTTGTTAATTGTGAATTTGAAACAATATATGTTTTACCTTGATTTATACCATATAAACTTTCAACAACTTTATTTGGATTATTTTTTTCAGAACATCTTCTAGTTAAAATTGTTTTATCAAAAACAACTTCACCAGTTTTTTTATAAAAATAATATTGAACACTCATTTGAAGTTATATATTCATTTTTTTTTAATATATATTTATTAATAAAAATACAATCTATATATATTATATAATGAATATTAGAAATAGTAATATTAATACACAAACATTTATACCAAGTAAACAAATTCCTGTAAAAGACCTTGCTTTTGCTAATCAAGGTGATCGAGCATATATATTTCAAAAATATCCTGATTTATGGAAACAAGCAGTTCAAGATAGAGAATTAATTGATAATAATTTATTTAATTTACAAGAAAAGAATTTTCCTGAATACAGAATGATTTCTAATGAGATTTGTAAACAAGGTTCATTCGTAAATACAACTTTGAAAGGAATACAAGAAAATTCTATTTTAAGTAAAGTATTTTTTAGCGAACAAAATATTCAAATAATTCAAAATAAATTAAAATGGTTAGTTTATGAAGCATCAAATCAAAAATTTGTAATAGGAAAACAATGTGAAAATGAATTATTAATTGTAATGAGAAGTATATATTTAGAATATTCAAAAAATTTACCAGTTAGTATCAAACAACAAATTGGATATTTAAATGAAAAAGTTTATGAAGATATATTTCCAAAATTATTTTCAAATGTGAAACAATATATACAATATTTGGCGGATGTATCAAATCCATATCAAATAATGAGGCGACCTGAATTTGTAAGTCAAAGTGGAACAAAAAGTTATGATTTATCAAGATTTATTTAAATTTGTATTTCTAGATATATGTCGGTTTTATTTAAAAAATATTATATAAAATAATTAAATGTTTTTATTTAATTTAAAAAGTAATTTGAATAACGATTCAAAAATATATAATGTTAAAAAAAAAAAGAAAACAACCGATCGTAAAACTTTGGATTATAAACATTATGAGATGATAGAATATTTTAATAAATTAGAATGTCAAAAAATAGATAAAGAATTATTATTAGTTAAATATCAAAAAGAGTATGATAATATTTTTATTGATTATAATGAGATTACAAATAAATTAGAATGCGATAAAATTAATATAAATGAATTAGAAGATTATCAAAAACAAAAAGGACAATTATATTTAGAATTAAGAAAAAAAGGATATATAATAGATGATTTAAAACTAGAAATAAAGAAATTAGATAATTCAGTTGAAGAAAATGAATATTATAATCGTGTAGATGATATTTTATTTCAATATTATAGTTTTTTTGAAAATAATGTTGATATATTAGAAAATGAAAATATACCAAACAATAAAGATATTGATGAATATGATATGGAAAGTGATTTAGATGATAGTGATATGGAAGAAAGTTTATCAGATAGTGATACAGAGGAAAATGATATGAAACAAATAAATATTATTAATTATAATATAAATAGTAAAACAAAAAATATACAAACAAAACCAAAAATTAATAATATACAATCAAAGAATAATATATTATATTTTTTTGGTGTTAGTGATGAGAATGAATGTGAAAATAAAAATAGTAATGAGAATGTTCAAGAAAATGAAGTAAATAAATGTGATATATATGAGACACAGATGAATGTGATTAAAAAAAAAAAATTTACACAAAAAAGTGATTTACATAATGAATATATACATCAAATTACAAAATATTATGACCCTGAAATTAAAAGAGTAAATCATACATTATGTCCTGATTGTAATGTGGAAAGAGAGATTTTAATTAATGAGGGAAAATATTATTGTCCATTATGTTGTGGAATAGATCGTTTAATAGTAGATAGTGATAGACCTAGTTATAAAGAACCGCCACCTGAAGTGAGTTACTTTGCTTATAAAAGAATAAATCATTTTAATCAATGGTTAAATCAATTTCAAGCAAAGGAGACGAGTGATATACCGATGGATGTATATGATTTAATAATATTGGAGTTAAAGAAGGAGAAGAATTGTAATTTAAAAAAATTAAAGAAAAAGAAAATGAAAGAGATAATGAAAAAATTAGGATTAACAAGATATTATGAAAATATATCACATATTATTTATAAAATAAATGGAATACATCCACCACAAATTCCTCCTGAATTAGAAGAAACATTAAGAAATATGTTTAGAAGTATACAAGGACCATTTATTCGTTCGTGTGCGAAGATACAGAAAAAGAGGAAAAATTTTTTGTCATATAGTTATGTATTGTATAAATTTTTAGAATTATTAGGATTTGATGAATTAAAAAAACAATTTCCATTGTTAAAATGTAGAGAGAAATTACATAAACAAGATAAAATATGGCAAGGAATATGTCAAGAATTGGGATGGGATTTTATATCGAGTATATAATTAATTAATTCAATTCAAAGAATTGAATTAATTCTATAAGTAATTAAATAAATAGAATGAATGGTAAAACCATTCATTCTATTTATTTAACGCCTTTTGCATTAAATAATTAATTGTAGGTTTTTTTTAACAAATAACTTTGTTATTTGTTAAAAAGTATATAATTAATTTCATAATAAATAAAAAATTTTATTTAATTATTTTTTTATTAAAAAAGGAATAAAAATATTAAAAATTATTTTCTAATTATTGCGTTTTAATGTAAAATTTTTTTCTATGATATAATTATATAATTAACAATGGGAGGAGGTTTAATGCAATTAGTCGCCTATGGTGCTCAAGATATTTACCTTACTGGTAATCCACAAATTACTTTTTTCAAGATTGTATATCGTCGCCATTCTAACTTTGCTATTGAAGCAATTGAACAAACTTTAAATGGCAATGCTGATTTCAATCGCCGTGTTTCTTGCACTATTTCTCGTAATGGTGATTTAATCCATCGTGTATATTTACAAACTTCATTACCTGAAGTTACTGCTGATGCAGGTTGTGTTAGATGGGTTGACAATGTAGGTCACTTCTTAATGAGAAACTATGAAATTGAAATTGGAGGTCAACGAATTGACAAACACTACAACCATTGGTTAGAAATTTGGTATCAACTTACCATTCCTGCTGGTCAAAAAGCTGGTTACAAAAAAATGATTGGTCAATCACCTGAATCACTTCGTGTTCCATCTTCTTCTCAACTTGCTAATCGCTTATACATTCCTTTCCAAGCTTGGTTCTGCCGTAATGTTGGTTTAGCTCTTCCCTTAATTGCTCTTCAATATCACGAAGTCAAAATCAACATTGAATTTGAAGCATTAAACAGATTAGTGATTGTTGATGGAAATGCAGTTGATGGACAATGTTCTACTGGAACTATCCAACCTGCTTCATTGCCTGATGCATCCATTTTTGTTGACTACATTTTCTTAGATACTGAAGAAAGACGCCGTTTTGCTCAAGTTTCACACGAATATTTAATTGAACAATTACAATTCACTGGTGAAGAAAGTTTCAGTTCAACTTCTCTTAAATCTCGTCTTAACTTCAATCACCCTGTCAAAGAACTTGTTTGGACAGTTCAAACTGCAGCAGTGGAAGCCGCACACGAATGGAATAATTATACTACTGAACCAGTTGGAATTGTTGCTTGCCAAGAACAAGGATGCCCTGTTCCAGTTGGAGATGTTGCTGAATTTACTTTTGGTGGAGATGGTGCAGAGAACCCTGTTCGTTCTGCTAAAATTCAACTTAACGGACACGATCGCTTCCAAGAAAGAGATGGTAGTTATTTCAACTTAGTTCAACCTTATCAACACCACACCAACATTCCTGATTCACCAGGTATTAATGTCTATTCCTTCGGTTTAAGACCCGAAGAACATCAACCAAGTGGAACTGTCAATATGTCTCGTATTGATAACGCCACTTTATGGTTAAATTGTAACGAAGTTGTTGCCCTACCCGGTGGTGCTAAACTCCGAGTTTTCGCTACCAACTATAATGTATTAAGAATAATGAGCGGGATAAAATGCTATTAATTGCCTGTCCCAAACAGTTGGATGCCAGTATAGGAATTTGCTCTCTATATTGGGTAAACATTGAAAAGCAAATATATTGAATGTCAATTAGATTTAATATAATATAACCAGCTAGTCTTTTGTAAATAAAAAGGCAACATTTCTAAATTGCGGGAAAATCCTTAGAGCTTTTTCTACTACTTTATATATAGAAATATATATAAATATCCGGGGTAATGACCTAGGACATAGTAATAACGAAAAAGATTGGATAATCTGCAGCCAAACTTCTACATACGATATGCTAGTATATGAAGGAGGTTCAGAGACTATAATGGAATGGGTTTGAGGAAATTAGCAACTTCCAATGATAACTTAAAGAATAGTCCAATTTTCTTATGAAAATAAGAAAGAAAATTTATTATCTATTTTCTTGATAATAAATTAAGACCAGGGGCGGCCTAAACGAACGAATATTAATTTCGTTTCAACTGGGCACAAAAGCAGTATGCTATAGTAAAGCAACCTCTTACTATAGAAAACCATTATGCCGTTGCAATTAACCCAAGGCAAACTGCTAGTATTAGTATAAATCTATATTAGTGCGACATATCTTGTTGTTCGGGAAAACCCTTAGAGCTTTTTCTACCAAGGTTATACACGAAAGTTATAACTGGACGAGAGTAATGAACTCGTGTATGGTAATAATGAAAAAGATTGGGCAACCCGCATGCTTACTACCTAAGATCGTTATGATTAGATTATGGTAGGGCGTCAGAGACTGAACGGATATGGGTAGTGGATGAAGGTCTAATCAACCTGACACTGCTTAAGATACAGTCCAGCCCTGATTGGAAACTTTCAGGATTAGCTGAGCTTATTCAAATTAAAATTCCAAAAGAGTATGCTACCTTATATTCTTGTATGGAAATTTATTATATAATAATAACAACCATAGGTTGTTATTATTAAAAATTGATTAATAATTTATTAATAAAAAAATATAAAATGGACACTAAAGATATACAAATACTACCCACAAATATTAATATTATTCAATCATTTAATGGACATACTAACATAAAAGGAAGAGGAAGTAATAAAATATTTAATAATTATAATTTACTAAATGAAATTGATAATCCTAAATTTAAATTTCTAATTGAATACATCCTTTAACACATTTATATCCAATATGATCTTCGGCAGTTATAATAAAAGCTTGAACTATATCGTCTAATTCATCATACGTCCAAATTTCTTTAGCTGAATCTGAATCATATACATTGAGTATTATATCATTATCATATGTTGACAATTTACAATGTATAAATATATTTCTATATCTTATTTGTTTATTATTTAAATTGCTATCCCCTCCAAATCCTCCTTCACATCTTTTTAATAAAGGTAGTAATTTATTACTTTCTAATTTACAATTAGCTAATATATTTTTTGTAAATTCATCAATATAATTTTTATTTTTAAAAAACTCTAATTCTTTTTGTAATTCTTTAAATTTATTATATATTTTAACATTTTCAATATAATTTGATAATGTAAATCTTAGCACGTGATTATAATTATATAATAATTGTGTCATAATATAATATTATATTATAATATATTAATAAACGTAAATTAGAAAAACAATCTAGTTTTTTTATTTCTCAAAAAACAAAAAAAATATGTAAAACATGTGATACTTGTAGAATTAAAATTTAATATGTAATTTATTTTATGAATAAAAAAACACCACAAAAAATAGAAGAATTGATACTCCGTCGCAAAGCAACTGCTGATGAAGTATTATTTATCTTTGAAAAAATTTTAGAAAATTGGAAAACAATTCGTATATATAATACAATTAAAAAAACTAATCCAAATTCTAAAATAATTAAAGAAAAAGTTGAAACTATTTCTACTGGTAATTGTAAAATATTTGAAAACGAATTATCACCAGAAAAATATCAATATTATTTAGAATTAAGAGAAAAAGTTTATTTATATCACAAAAATAAAAAAAATATTTTTTCAAATTGATTTTTTAATAAATTAAATGAAACTAGTTTGTTATTTTTGCTCCAAATAACAAATTATAAATGGATATCCAAACTCTTTTTACATCAACTAATCAACTTGTGAACAAGTTGTATTATGAACTATTGAGAAAAAATTCTTTAAGAATTAATTATCATATAGTTTATTACCTCATTCCAAGTGATGATATCGAGCGAACTGAAATTGTTAAAACTGAAAATAATAATATTTTTTGTATTTCTTTAGTCCATCAATTAGATGAAAATCAATATGAAGATTTCTCTTAC